GTGTCGTTGAATCTTTAACAATAAAGATTCTTTCTGCCGTAGCAGGCATAATAAAATTACGATTAGCCGCCAGGGATCCTGTTAAAACAAAAAATAGATTTTTACCATTAGAAGTGGCTCCATCATTTAAGTCTAAGGTGACATCGCCTGAAGCTACATCGACCGATAAATATCCACTCGAAGCTTGTTCTAAAATTTCTAAATTAGTATTAGTTACGGTTCCCCATAACCCAGCTTTTTCACCTGTGGTTACTTTTTCTAATTGTAAATTTGTCGTATATGTTGATGCCATAATTTTCCTATAATGGGTCTATATTAGTCCAGGTTTGAGTTGCCCCTGGATCAATTGCATTCCACGTTATCACATTCACATCGGCAGCGCCAGTAGAAACTGTTAGGCCGCTGCCATCAGGGGACACACTTCCACTGATGGTATAAGTACAAGTTCCCATAGAAACAGTAACTCCACTGCCCGTAACGATAACGGTAATATCGATATCGACTAGTGCCGTAGCTCCAAAAGTTGTCTCTGCGAATGCTGATAAACCTAACATAGTAAATTCCTAAAAAGAGAAGGTCCAGCGTGATTGGTAAAGTCTGGACACTCCTTTTTTACTAGTATCACTTTTTAAATCAAGAGGGAAGTCTTAAGAAAGGTTATCTATAGATTGATGGAATAGTTTAATATTGCTGTTGATATATCTACCATTATGCTAATATCTCCATTAATGTAATTCCAGAAGAACCTCTACCTACATTTGCGTCATCAAGATCTTGACCCATTCGGTTAACATACATTGAAGCACCACTTTGTATCTGTGCCTGAACTTTGTACGTTGTTGCTGAAGTCGTATTTGGACTATCCAGAATACTCTGAGTAAGACCTTGCACTATATTAATCCAGGTAGAGTAACATGTGTGAGATGCAAAAGCAGTTCGAGCTCTAGAACTTGCCGCATCTCCAACTCCAATCTGCGTTGAATCTCTCATTGCTGCGACCTGCGTTCTGTAATCAATAGCCGATGTGCCTAGACATATGTTGTATACCATAAGTATTTTGGAACTGGTTGCTACAGGAGTAATATCAAGCGTAAGACCAGCTACATCTGTTAAAGTAGTAGCAGTCGCAGTAACTGTACTGTTTAATTCCACATTCAAAACTTGGCCAATTATTCCAGTCCCTGCCCCTGACTCCCATGAAGGTGCAGAAGCTCCTGTTGCAAATGTTAACATTTCATCCGCTGGAGTTCCTGGTTTTGCTAATTTTGCTAAAGTTGTTGAACCTGTTGCATATAAAAAATCTCCTGCCGCAAAGCTAGTTAAATTTGTACCGCCTGTAGCAACTGTAATGGTTGGTAAAACGGTAAGATCGACTGAACCCCAATCTGGAGCTGTTTCTCCTGAGTTCATAGCCAAAACCTGTTCGGCTGTTCCTTTTGCTAATTTTGCTAATGTAGTTGTGCCTGTGGCATAGAGAACATCTCCTGCTGTAAAACTTGCAAGTCCTGTTCCACCGCCTCCTACTCCCAAACCATCAGTGATGGTAAAGGTAGCTCCAGTAGGAATAGTAATAGTATCGGAAGCATCACCTATTTGTAATGCCGTTCCTGTGGCTGGAGTTAATTTATCTACTTTTACTTGACTTGCCATAATTGATCCTTCTTATATTAGTATCACTTTTTAAACCAAGAGGGAAGTCTTAAGAAAGGTTATTTATAGATTGATGGAGTAGTTTATTTGCCATCTTTATTTTCTGTTTTAGGTGTTGGCGGTAAGTAAGTCATAAGATGTTGCAGCTTCCCCCAATTAGAAGTTCTAATTTCAATCCATTTATCCAGCTCCTTATTAATATCGGCATGGTCTGGTAAGATAGATGTAGTATTTAAAAGAAGTTTGATGTTTTCGTTGGCTTCCAAGATTTTTGATTCGTAATGTTTGCTTAACGATTCAATTCTTGTTTTCATTCAAATGGTTAAGGTTTAGGATATTTGTCTTTTACTGCTTTTATTGCATCTTTAAAGGTTGTCGTACCATCCACCTGATCATGATAGATCATATCCAATTGATCTTCGATTCTTGGATAACCATCCTTTAGAGGTCTATAAGTTCTATCTCTTTGATATTGTTTAGCATCATAAACAGTTTGTAGTTCTGCTTGTTTTGCAATTATTTGCTCTTTTGTAATTCCAGTTGGATTGCCATCATGCCAAATTATTCGATTAAAATCTTCTCCACTAATAGTTACTTCTGCATGAACACCATCTTGTGCTGTTCTAATTGCTAAAATTGCTGTTGCTATATCTATATTGTTTGCCATTATGCTAATACCTCCATTAATGTAATTCCAGAAGAACCTCTACCTACATTTCCGTCATCACTATCTTCACCCATTCGGTTAACATACATTGTACTAGTACTTTGTATCTGTGCCTGAACTTTGTAGGTTGTTGCTGAAGTCGTACTTGGACTATCCAGAATACTCTGAGTAAGACCTTGCACTGTATTTGTAGAGTTAGAGAAAACTGTGTGAGATGCAAAAGCAGTTCGAGCTCTAGCACTTGCCGCATCTCCAACTCCAATCTGCGTTGAATCTCTCATTGCTGCAACCTGCGTTCTGTAATCAACAGCCGCTGTACCTAGACATATGTTGTATATCATAAGTATTTTGGAAGTGGTTGCTGAAGGAGTAATATCAAGCGTAAGACCAGCTACATCTGTTAAAGTAGTAGCAGTCGCACTAAGTGTACTGTTTAATTCCACATTCAAAACTTGGCCAATTTTTCCGCCCCCTGTCACTGCAGCCCATGAAGGTGCAGAAGCTCCTGTTGCAAATGTTAAAACTTCATCCGCTGGAGTTCCTGGTTTTGCTAATTTTGCTAAAGTTGTCGAACCTGTTGCATATAAAACATCTCCTGCTGTAAAGCTAGTTAAATTTGTACCGCCTTTACCGACTGTGATTGTTGGTAAAACAGTAAGATCGACGGAACCCCAATCTGGAGCTGTTGCTCCTGAGTTCATAGCCAAAACCTGTTCGGCTGTTCCTTTTGCTAATTTTGCTAATGTAGTTGTTCCTGTGGCATAGAGAATATCTCCTGCTGTAAAACTTGCAAGTCCTGTTCCTCCGCTTGCTACTCCCAAACCATCAGTAATGGTAAAGGTTGCTCCAGTAGGAATAGTGATAGTATCGGAAGCATCACCTATTTGTAATGACGTTCCTGTGGATGGAATTAATTTATCTGATTTTAGTTCACTTGCCATAATTGATCCTTTTTATATTAATTTAAAATTTAAGTAAATAATTATTTTATTCATTATATGATGGTTAATACCCCAGAACCTTTAACATCCCATACGGCTGAACCTGATACGTCTATTGCTCCTACAAGCATATAATTCTTGGTTGCAACCAGTGTAGTATCGACTGAAGAACTAATTTCATTGTAATTGTCAAAAGTTTCACCTGCGGTGGTTATTGAACCCCCGCTTATAGCAGTCCAGCTATTATCCCCTCTTAAAAAAGTTGTTGATGAAGCTGTGCCAGTTGCGTTAATATTAGCATCGGTAATAACAGTCGCATTGGCTAAAGCTCCTGAAGCATCTAAATAAAGAGCTTTTTCTGAGGGTAAGGTACAAAAAACTTCTTTTGAGCCTGCAGAAAAATCGACCGCTGCATCGCCATTGGAACTTTCCAAAACGGTAGTTCGAGTTAATGTTGAACTATCACCATTTAAAGTTCCTAATCCTACTTCCCATTCGGATTCACTATTTATTGAAATGGCGTAGTAAGTCGTATTATCATTTCCAATTCCAGCAGCAAAAGTTTGAAAACCGCCGACTGCTCCTCCAAGCGTCACGGCTCCTGTGCCTGTTGTTGAAGTTATTTCTCTTACCCTATTATTTATTGCTAATGCCATATTATGCTACCTGTATAATTGCGGTTGTTGCTGCATCAGCTGGAAATTGAATTGTAAAATCTCCTGACGTTGCTACTTTATCTCCACCAAAATCTATAACTAAACAAAGTTTATTACTTGCGGATGTATTATAAATAGCCGCGCCTAATGAAGTTAACGTTACACTCGAAAAAACTTCGTTATCAAAATCTACAGTAGCGGTGTTGCTTCCTGGAACACTCACTCCCTGACCATCTAATGCTTGTCCTCCTGTTGCATAGCCCGTGCCTGAAGAACTTACTTCATTGGTCGCACTATAGACGGTTGATGATGTTGTATAAGGGGGACCTAAGGTTGTTACATATAAAGCAATTTTAAAGGTATTTCCTCCACTTGCAAAGTTATGCGTGCCTGATAATAATTCTAATTTAAACGAGTCTGGTATAATATTTGCCATATTTTATTCCTAATCCTGTGTTGGTGGGTCTGATTTAAGAGGCGTTCGAATGACTCCATCCATGTATTCGTCCCTGCGTCTACGACCTTGTTGTTCGATCGCATACGATTGTAAAGCCTGCTGATACGATTGCTGATAGTACTGTACCAGATTTTGCGGACCTTTCAAGTATCCATATGCTTCTAACAAAGAACCATACAAAAGTAAATCCTGATATTTGTTGCTTAGATACGTTGTTGTAGAATCTGATACTGTAATGCTGTCAGGCTGTTTAATATAAGCCAAAGTAATCTCATAAGCGGCATCAGGGGTAGGCGAAACCACCCAATAGACAGCATCCCAATTTCCATAGTATTTTGGTAATCCTGATGCTGTTGAAGGGGTGTTATAATATTCGGTCATATAAGAAGTATCTTTTTTCTCCAAATAAACATTAGCCGTCGGACTTACATTAGTATTAGCAAGTTGAACATAACGAATAATTCTTAAGTCGCTGGGAATCGTTACATACCGATTTCCAGTGGTTAGAGTAGAAGTGGCATAGAATCGATTATCATCATTATCCGCTTCTCTATAAATTCTGTTTTCTG